TTATATCTTAATAAACAAGTCCAATGACCAATCATTACGCCATTTTTCATATCATCAGTATAAAATATAACACAGTAATCTTTTTTCTTAGGTAGTAGTTCGTAAATGTTTTTATAATTTTTTAAATCACTAAAATTTATAATTTTCAAATCATCACCAAGTAGATTTTTTAAATCTTCAGAATTGACCATATAATCCATAATATATAATAACACCACAAAAAAATTATCATTATTTTAAAAATTTACGGGATTTTTTTATTTAAATTGTTATAATAGAAAACCAAAAAAATCCCGTAAAACTGAAAACCCTTATTCATTTTGCTATATTGAATAAGGTAAAAATTAATTAAATTTGAAACTAGTAATATTAAGAGTATAAGTATATAAACTACTAATATCAATATTATTAAAATTTACTGTTAAATTGCCATTACTTAATAAAATAATAGTTCCATAAGTCAAAGAACCTAAATTATTATTTACTATATAACAAAATTGAGATGTTGTATAAGATGGTTTTATAGTCATATTACTTAAAAAAGTTATCGTTAAACTAGATGTAAAAGTATTAGAAAAAGTAATATTAAAACTTGTTATAGGATTATTAGAAGCATCATTAAAATATAATGAACCTTGATAACCTGTATTAGAATTAAAAATAATTAAATTATCTTCTAAATTTGCTGTTCCTGTATTACATGATAAATTAGTAGTTGATAAAATAGTATATGTATAATCTGTAGGTGTTGGTGAATTTCCTAAATATGCCGTTGTTTGCTGTGTGCCGTCATTAAAATTTAATTGTTCCAGTTCATTTAAAATAATACTTCTATTAAAGTATTTTCCATAAGGTGCATCATTAAAATGTATTCTGTTAAATTGAATATCACTTCCATATATTGTCCTAGAACTCATGTTATATATATATAATAATATAATAAAAAAAAATATAATATATTATTATATATATATATAACATGAGTTACTTTAGTGGAATAGACCAAAGAGTAAGACAACAACAATTTTTTAATAATTCATCAACAATAACACAACCAGCAAATCAAAGTGATACATTATTACTAGCAAATCTACAATATGTTCAAAATTGGTTTAATTCAAATATTTTAAATTATTTACCTGTAAATAATCCAACTTTTACAGGCACTTTATCAACTATAGCAGGTATTATATCTACTCCAACAGCAAATATTACAACTGGAAATATTACAACATCAAATAATACAACTTCTAATATAACAACTGCAAATATTACAACTGCTAATATTACAAATCAAAATGGAACATTATTTAGTCAAAATCCAAGTATTACAATTAATAATAAAAATTATCAAGTTGGTTTTAGAGTTGTAGGAGAAATTAAAATGCTACTGACAAATACGACAGTGCCTAATTATTTAAATTGTGATGGTAGTTCTTATTCTACAACTGCTTATCCTTCTTTATTTACTGCTATCGGATATGCTTACGGTGGTAGTGGGTCAACATTTAACGTTCCTAATTTTGCTTCTCATTTTCCTATTGGTAATAATGGTAGTGTAAATGGTGTCCCAACTTCAAATTATGCTACTGGAAATGGTGCTGTAGGTTCTTCTAATAATCAACTAAATACATATAATTATCAACTAACATCTTCAAATTCAACTGCTTTATTAACACAAGTTCCCCCACATAATCATAATACTACATTCACTCAAAGTGTCCCATCAACAATTACCCCTTTAGGTGTTCAACAATATTTATATGATTCTGGTTCATTTACAGGAACAGACACATTATTAACAGGAACTAATATAGCATCAACAAATGACCCAATTTCAGAAGGAACAGGAATTAATATTACTATGCCTTATGTTGCTGTAGCATATTTTATTTGTTATGCTTAAAAATATTAATAAAAAGTATAAATTTATAAATTAATTATAATTATAAAAAAAATATATATCATATATATATATATAAAATGTCTGTCGCATCTTTAGAGAATGGTAATTTAACTTTAAATTCATTAACCATAAGCAATTCACAATATGCCGAAGCATCCGGATATGTTCCATCAACTGCAGTTTTTTCATCAACCAAAAATGGAACTGCTATTGCTGGTGCTACAAATATTTCAACTCCTGCTATGTATATTACTAATCCAACAAATACTAATAACCCTTATTTTTCATCATCATCTAATACTATGAATCTTAATGTAAATCCTACTGAAGGTTTAAATATTACATCAGGAGCATCATATGGTTCTATTATACCTACTGGAGCAAATATTTTAAGCACTAAAACGTTGAACTGTCAAGCATTACAACTAAATGATACAAATACTACAGGTGTAAGTATTGGAACAAATGCAGGAAATAGTTTGACTATGGCATCTTCAACAATATCTATTTTATCAACAAATTTATCAGGTTCAGTTGTTGGTTCTGGTAATATTTCAATGAATGCTTCTAATCAACTAATAACACCTGTTATTAAAACCCCTTCAGTAGTATTTAATGATGCAAACTCTACCGCTGTCAGTATTGGAACTAATGGAGGAAATAGTTTAACAATGTATTCATCAACTATATCTATTTTTACAACAGATTCAGCAGGAGCAGTTATTGGTTCTGGAAATCTTAGTGTAAATGCTTCTAATCAACTACTTTGGAATGGTGTAGTAATTTCTTAAAAGAATATATTAATTAATTATTTAATTTAAAAAAGTATTTAAAAAAATATCTATATTATATTATATAATGGAATTAAACTTAGAAGAATTAAAAAAAGGTTATGAAAAATATATGAAAATAAAGGAGAGAACAAACATATGTTCTAAAAAATGGATTAAAGAACATAAGGAAAACGCTAGAAAAAATAATAAAACATATTATGATAAGATAAAGTCAGAGCATCCTGAAAAGTATAATGAGATGTTAAAGAAAAAAGCAGAACAGAAAAGGGTAAGAGATGAAAATAAAAAAAGAGAAGAGAATGAATTACATCCTGCATTAGTAAATTTATATGGAATATAAAATAAAAAACATATAGAAATATTTAAATTTATTAAAAAAATATATAGAATATTTTTTTAATTAAAAAAACTACTTAAAAAATAAAATCTAATATATATTATATATAATATGGAATATAAATTTTATAGTTTTACTTGTTATTCAATTACAGATGAGAAAGCGGAGGAGGTTAAAGAAACATTCAATAACATTGATGAATTCCCATCTTTTAAAAATGACAGAAAATATAATGAAAGGTTATACATCGGACAACAATATAAATTTTTCTTAGATATTGAAGTAGAAGATTTAAAAATTGAAACAATACAAACATCATTATTAGATTTTTTTAATAATCACCTAAAATTAAAATTAATTGAAAAAGATATTAAATATACAACAAATGATAAAAAATTTAATAAATGCGGTTCATATCATATCACTATACCAAAATATTATAGTGAATTAGAAAATTTAAAATTAGTAGCAGAAGAGATAGAAAAAAAATATAAATATAATATTGATTTATCTGTTTATAGTTCTAAAAGATGGTTTAGATTACCAAATCAAACAGGAACAACATATAATAAAAAAACAAAAATTACAACACCTAAACATGCTCATATTATTCAAAATGGAAAAATAAAAGATTTCATTTTACAAATTGTAGATAAAACAAATTCTGTAAATCTAAAAAAAGCATTCTTTGAATATAAACCAAAAGAGGAAGTTAAAGAAAAAGTAAAAGGAAAAGTAAAAAAACAAGTTGATATTATTACTACAACATCAGAACCATCAAATATTGAAGATTTAGACATATTATTAAATGGTTTGACAACTGAATTTATAGATGTATATATTAATTGGATTAGACTAGGTCAATTATTATTTAACATTGGTTCAACTGTTGAAAAATATATTGAAATTTCTAAAAAAGGTAAAAAATATGAAGATGGAGCATGTGAGATGAAATGGGTAAGTTTTAAAAAGAAATCATCAACAATAAAGTCGTTATGGTTTTGGGTTAAATCTTGTAATATTCAATATTTCAATACACTTGTAATACAAAACAAGAAAAAAGAAGAAATACAAAATTTTGATAAAAACATTTCTATTAAAATTGATAAAAAATATTTAACTGAAAAAGATGAAGATGATAAATTAGTTATTGATAAAGATTTAGTTCAATATTTTGATGACTTACTTATAAATAATAAATACAAATCAATAAATATTAAATCACCTTATGGAAGTAGTAAAACACAACTAATTCACAAAGTAATTGAACAATATAACCCTGAAAAGGTTTTATGGTTATCTTTTAGAAAAACATTAAGTGATGACATCCATAAAAATTTTAAAGATTTACAATTTGAAGATTATAGAAACGGAAAATTAGATAGTAATAGATTAATTATACAATTAGAAAGTTTATTAAAATTAGAAGAATTAGAAGAAACAGAAGAAGATGAAAATGGAGAATGTTATAATATTATTCATAAATATGATTTAATCATGTTAGATGAAATTGAAAGTTTATTAAATCAATTTAATAGTGAATCAACTTTTTCAGGAAAATCAAGACGAACATTTGAATATTTAGAGCAACTACTAAAAAAAAGTGATAATATCATTAGTTTAGATGGTGATTTAGGACATAGAAGTTTTAATTTTTTAAAACATTTTGATAGATGTTTAAATATTGAAAATTTAAATAAAAGAAATGATAAAACTTTATATTTTACAACTGATAATAATGAAATTGAAGAGGAAATATTTGAATTACTAAAGAGTAATAAGAAAATAGCGATAGCGAGTATGACATCACAAAAAGCAGATTATTATTATAATTTGTTAAAAGATAAATTTCCTAATTTAAACGTTGGTATTTATACAGGTTCTGATAATAGTAATAGAAAAGATTTAAAAAATGTAAATGAAGAATGGATTAAAAAAGATGTAGTTATTTATAGTCCAACTATTACAGCAGGTGTAAGTTTTGATGTAGAAAATCATTTTTATAAAATATTTGGTGTTATTAGTTGTGGTAGTTGTTGTCAAAGAGATTTTTTACAAATGTTAGCAAGAATTAGAAATCCTATTGAAAATAAAATAACTATTTTAAATGATGGTATTAAAAACAGTTCATTAACATGTTTCTTTACTTTTGATGAAGTAAAACAATCTTTAATTGATACTAGAAAATTAAAAGTAATATATAAAGATGGAAAAAGTAAAATGGATTTAGATTTAAATATTTATGATATTAATTCAATATTTAATGATGTTGAAAGATTAAATAAAATTGAACCTTTATTTTTAGGATATTTATCTAAAATAGCATCTGAAAAAGGTTATAAACTAGAATTTTCAGAAATTGAAGGACTACTCGTAAATGATATCATGGAAGAAGAACGAAAAAAATTTGTTGCAAACCTAGAAACTAAAAAAGATAAAATAATGAATGCTAAAACTATTGGTTCAATTGAATTAGAAAATTTATTAAAGAAACAACATAAACAAGAAGAAAACACTGAAGAACATTTTCAAATTAATAAAAGTGTCTTATCAAAACAAATAGGATTAATTTTAGAAAATGGAAAATCACAAAGTGAAGAATTAATTAAATATTATTATAATTGTCCATCATCAATTAAAAATTTTAGTTCTTTAATAGATGAAGATAATATTAAAGAAGTTGATGATAGTTTTACAGAAAATAAAAGAAAACAAGTATTTTTAATAAAAGAATTTTTACGGGATATTGGAATCAAAAGTCTTTATGAAACTAAACAATTTTCATATAAGGAATTTACAAAAATATTAGAAGGTAAAAATATTTTTAAAAAAGAAAATCAAATAGTATTTCATACAGGGAAAAAATCATTTACAATAACATCAGTAAAAGAAAAATATATTAATACACTTTTGAAAAATTATAAACTAACTTTTGAAATTAGTTATAATGGACAGAAAATAGAAAAAAATAAAATTTATACTTTCAGCAGATTACATCATATTGAAGAAATTATTTATTACAAAAAAGAAAACAAACATATCAAAGATAAAGATAATTTAGTTGAAAAACCTAAACAATTATTATTTAAAGATTTCTTTGTTAAAAAAGAAGAAGTAGAAAAACCTGATTATAGTGAATATTTATTTGGAGAAAATCCATTAGATGCAGGTGTTAGTTTTAGTGATTAATTTATTTAATTTTTTTATTATAATATTTATATAATATAGTTATATTATATATATATATGTCTGATTGGGAAATTTTTGATGCCGTATTTTGGATTACAATTTCTACTCTTATATGTGGTTCATTTAGTTTAGTTGTGCGTTATTGCCTAAAATCGAAATGCGATAATATAAATATTTGTTGTGGTTTAATAAGTGTTCATAGAGATGTAAAATTAGAAGTAGAAGAAGAAATGAAAGAAATGGAATTAGGAATTAACAGTGATGAACCCAAATAAAATTATCATTCTTTTTTTTTTACGGGATTTATTTTTCTTTTTTTGTTATAATAGAAAACCAAAAAAATCCCGTAATTTTTTAATCTAATATTATATTATATATGCCTATACCAAAAGACGAAAAATTATATAAAAAAATAAAAAGCATTGCTGATACAGTATATTCAAAACCCAGTGCTTATAAATCAGGTTTTTTAGTATCTCATTACGTCAAAGAATATAAAAATAAATATGGAGACAATGAAAGTCCTTATATTGATGATGGTAAAGAAAAGAAATTAAAAAGATGGTATAATGAGAGATGGTCTGATATCGCAAATAAAGAATATCCTGTTTATCGTCCTACACAACGAATCACAGAAGACACGCCTTTATTAGTTTCTGAAATTGATAAAAAGAACTTAAAGAAACAAATTAAATTAAAACAACAAATTAAAGGTAGTGAGAATTTGCCTAAATTTAAACCAAAAAAATAAGCATTCTTTTTTTTAATTTTACGGGATTTTTTTGGTTTTCTATTATAACAATTTAGAAAAATAAATCCCGTAAAAAAATATATATTATATATTATATGCATGGTTTTTATTTTGGTTTTTCATTATGTATTTTACAAACATTATATTATGATTGTAAAAGAACACAAAAACAAAATGATTTTAATAAAAAAATGATAGAATATTTGAAAAAAAAAGAATTATCCATATAATATAATATTAAGGAATAAAAAAGATAATATGATTACAATATTTTAATCATATTAACTTTTAATTAAATGTAACTATCAATTATAACATTTTCTATTAGGTTTTTTATATGGTTTTCCATATTTTTCATAATTAAAACATTCACGATGATAAAAATCACCATCATATATAGTAGAAATTTTATTTATTTTATTTTCCTTAGTTAGTTTAATCTGTTCATTACAACAATAGCATTTTAAGTTTTCGTTTTCCATATTATATATAATAGATAATAGATAATATTTCTTTAAATTCTATATATTTTTTTATTTTTTAAATTAAATTAATTAAATTTAGATATTTTTAGATATTAAAATTAGATATTTACAATGAAATATATAAAAATAGATATGTAATTGATATGTGGCCGTAAATATTTATAAATATTTACGGTTAACTATCTAAAAACTATCTGGAAATAGATAAATATATGTAAATATCTAATTAATTATCTAAAATTAAATAAATTTTAGATAAATATGAGTAAAAATATAATGAAATATCTATTTAGATATTAATATCTTGCTTTTGAGTATTATTTATGTGTGTTTGTGTTTTAAAATGTGTTGAAATATTATGTTTAGCAATTTCTTTTTTACAACAATCACAATATATCATTTTTTTATAATTTTCTTTAATTTTATCTTTATTATTTTCATAATATTGTTGTTTATATTCTTTCATTTTTTCATTATTATTATTTCGATATTCTTTTTGATATTCTTTTAGTTCTTCGTGTGTTCTCATCGGTAAATTAACATTTAGATTTGCTTTATATTCTTCTAAATAGTTTCTTTCAATCTTACACGCTTCTAATAAATTATCACATTTAATTTGTTCTATCATTACCATATCCCAATTATCCCATCCACCATTATCACGAATAAAATTATAAATTCTATAGTTATAATGCGTATGATTTTCATTATTACAAGCATTTTTATGTTTTGCTTTTCTTTTAATAAAATTAGTTGTATGACCTATATAACAATCTAATATATTTAAATTTTTACATACAATTCTATAAAAATATGTATTATCATAATTTATTTCTTTCTTTGGCATTCTATAAGATTATATAACATTATTTCTTTAAGTCAGTTTTTATAATATATAATATATTATTAAAAATTAAAATATAATATATTAATATATATATATAATGATGAATGAATCACCCGAAGTCTTTTATCTTGATGTTCAAGTTTCTAATATTAATAGTGATGGACAACTAACATCAACCTTAGCAGAATATAATCAATCTCGTGTTTTACCTTATCTTTTTAATCCTGAAAAATATTATGGTTCTATTGTTCAATTTAATTTAACAAATACTGATGCACCAATATTAAATATGCCTATTATTCCAAATCAAGGTAATGTAAATGCATCTATTTATCAAATTTATCTAAAATACGGTAATACAACAATAGGGGAAACTGTAATTTTTATACCTCAATCAAAAGTAGCACCAATACCACCACCACCAAATCAAACATCCAATGGATTACAAGATAATCAATTTTTTTATTATTCAATATATAATTATTCTTATTTTGCTTTTCTTGTAAATAATGCTCTTTCTACAGCATGGACACAATTAAAAACTTTATATCCTCTCATACCTGATGAACCAGCACCATATATTAAATTTGACCCTACCACAAATTTATTTTCAATATATTCACCTAATAATATTTTTAATCAAGATTTTGCTTCACCTGTTGTAATATATTTTAATGGGGCATTATATACATTATTTTCTTATTTTCCTGCTTATACTGTAAATTTAAATGGTTTAGTTTTACAACAAATTGTAATTAATACTAATAATTCAGTTGTTGATTCTGTAGGAACAAATATATTAACTCAAGAAACACCATCAATAAATTTATTTAGTCAAATTATAAGTATATGTATTACATCACAGTTTTTACCAGTAATTAAAAGTCAAATTTTCAGACCAAGTATATATTATGCTAGTAATACAGAAGCATTTCAAAATAATAATAGTCAAACACAAAATATATTATTAGAATATAGTTTAACAGATAATATTTACTATAAGAATATTGTATATAACCCAACGGCGCAATATCGTATCTTCGAATTAACGGGAAATAATCCATTGTTTAATTTAGATTTTAAATTTTGGTATAGAACAGTATTCGGAAACCTTGAACCGATATATTTAAATTCTGGAACTTATTTATCTTTAAAAATTGCTTTCTTTAGAAAAGATTATTATAAAAAATTAAAAAATCATATTTAATAATTTTCTCAAAAAAAAATATATAATATATATATATATATAATGTCTCACGATATAAAAGGTATTAAAATTCAAGACCCCCGAATCAATGATTTAACAAACGATATGACATATCCTATATTTGATGGTGCTAGTAATAATACGTATCAAGCGTATCCTTTTACAGGTTCTAATTCATCATTAACCGTAACGTGTCAAATCCCTTCTGAATCTATTGTTACTGATGCTAGAGTTATTTTACAATCTGATTTAAATTTAACTATAAATGTCGGTAATGTGCCAGTAGGTAGTCAAGCATTCCAAATTGGAAGCACTGACTCTTTAGCACCTTATCCTCTACAATCACTTTTTACTACTGCATCATTGACTCTTAATAATGCTACATCATCAACAAATTATAGTGATGTTTTCCCAATGATTAAAATTCTAGAAGATAAAAATCATTTATCTCAATATAATTCAACTTGTCCAAATTATATAAATCAAAATTTCGCTATGTTTTCTGATGCAATTTTAACAAATAGTAATCCTATGGCAAATTTTAATGAAGTTTCAATGGCGTCAAATTTTAAAGTTCCAAATGGTGCTTTTCCATATTCTTATTATGTAGTTGAACATTATCTAGCGGGTTCAACAACTCCTATTGATGATTCTTTAATTTCTACAGCATCTACCGATACTTGGAAAATATACGTTTCTTATTCAAAATTAACCGAACCGTTCTTATGTTTATCACCTTTTACCAATGATGATTATAATAAATCCGGTTTAATTGGTGTTAATACGATAAATCTTGTTTTAAATATCGATACTGCATGTAGAAGAGTTTGGAATACTGGAAATAGTTATGTAAATTCTGCCGGTAATGGTTTATCATCTTATATTACATCAATTAGTTTAGGAAATCCAAATAGTGCATCAGGATTTTCAAATACGAAAATTCTTTATAATTTTTTAACTTTGAGTGATTTACAATATTCAAAAATTAGCACAAAATCAGTTATTGGTTTCCAAGAATACGCTAGATACCTTACTCAATCATCTAATGCTCCTGTATTCGCTCCTAATACTACAAATACCGTCACGCTTCAGAACATACAAATTAATCAATGCCCTTCTTTGATTTGCGTAAATTTATCAGTGCCTCAAAGTTCTAAAAATTGGGGTTATACTGATTCATTTTTAAAGATAAATAGCGTAAGTATTACATTTAATAATCAATCAGGTTTAATTGCAAGTGCTGATATAACACAAATTTATGAATTATCTCAAAAATGCGGTTCTACTCAATCATTTTATGCATTTAATGGAAAAGCATTAGCGGTTCAAAATGGTCAATCTGTTTTAATTCCTACTCTTGGTTCTCTTCTTGTTATTAATCCTGCTCTTGCTCTTTCTCTTCCTCCTCTACTTTCTAATAGTTCTATTGCACAACTAAATCTACAAATTACATTAAATGTATCCAATCAACTACCATTTTCTGTTCAACCGGAAGCAACTATAATGTGCATCAATAGCGGTTATGCAATCAGTGAACTCGGTTCTACATCCTTTTTCACTGCCGTTCTTGACCGTGAAATGGTTCTACAAACTAAAGCAAGTGATGAACATCATGACATAATTGACCAAGAATTGTATTCTCAACAAGTAGGAGGAAAAATGCATTCTTTTGGTGCTATGTCTAAATATCATAAAGCAACTAAAGGAGGAATGAGACCATCAAGAGAAGGAGGAAAACATATGAGTAAATCTAAATTACACAAATTACTAAGATAAAAAAATATTTATAAAAGGAAATAAATATTTAATTAATTTTTAATTATTTTTTTAATTATTTTTTTTATACTATATATATATATATATACTATGAGTAAAATGTTGTCAAACAAGAAAATTATTAATGAAATTCGTCAAAATCAACAAGACTATGTAAATACAAGACCTGAAATGATGTTTAAACCATTTGTCAGTAATAGAGCAGAAAGAGATTATAATCTAGGTGATAGAATTGGTGGTTATAAATCACTAGGACAACACCCAAGATATTCAGCATCAATAAATAATAATACAGCATTTCCCGACCCATTATTTGGAGGTTCAGTATCAGGCGACATGTATAATAATTATTTAGATTTTAATAAAAGATATGATGGAGGAGCAGTTTTAAGTGAAAAAATGCCTTTAACTGGTGGTTATTGTTCAAGTAGTGATAGCGATAGTGATTTTTATTCTGATTCTGATAGTGAAAGTGAAAGCGAAAGTGAAAGTGATTCAGATAGTGATGAATATGAAACTGATTCTGATAGTGAATATTCTGATAGTGATAGTGAATATGAAGGCGGGGGTTTATATGATGATTATGTTAAACCAGCAGGAAAAGCATTATATAATGTAGGACATGAAGTTTTAAAAGATGTCGTTTTTCCAGTTGGAAGAGAAATTTTAAAAGATGCTATTATTGGGTTGATGTCGGGAGGAAGAATGAGAGGAGGAAAGATAACAGGAACAAAAGATGAATTTATACATATTCTTAGAAAAATAAATCCAGAATTAACTAAAAAAGAATTAAGTAAAAATACTAAAAATAAATTAGCAAGAAAATTATATCAAATTTTAGAAATTGGAATGCATCCTGACGATTTAGAAACATTACATTATTTAGATGCATTAACTAAAAATTATGGACAACGTGGAGGATTAAATGGAAATAAAAAAGAATTAATAGCAATTATCAAAGCAATGTATCCAAATATTGATTTGAAAAAAATGTCAAAAAAAGAAATTATAAATGAAATTAAAAAAGAACAACCAGCAAGAGAAATTAAAGTTAAAAAAGAAAAAGTTGTTAAAGCACCAAAAGAAGCAAAGAAAAGAGGACGTCCAGTTAAAATAAAAGAACCTAAAGAACCTAAAGAACCTAAAAAAAGAGGTCGCCCAGTTAAAGAAAAGGTAGCAAAAGAACCTAAAAAAAGAGGACGTCCAGTTAAAATAAAAGAACCTAAAGAACCTAAAAAAAGAGGTAGAAAACCAAAACAAACTATAAATATTATTGAAGATGTTTTACCAGTTGTAGAAAAAGTAAAAAAACCAAGAAAAACTAAATCAAAAATTGATAAATTATTAAAAACTGATGAAGATGATTATAAAGAAATTGAAAAAATGTTTAAACAAAGTAATAAATTGGATAAGCAAGATAAAAAATTAGATACTGAAAATAAAAAATTAGACAAATATATTGAAAAAATAAATAAAGAACCTAAAAAAAGAGGTAGAAAACCTAAAACAGTTGTAAAAGAACCAGTTAAAAAAAATATAAAAGTAAAAATTAAAAAAATAGTTGGAACAAAAAAAGGGGAAAAAGTAAGAGGTGATATCGTAGCAGAAGTTATGAAAAAACAAGGTTTAACACTCCCAGAAGCATCTAAATATGTTAAAGACAATAATTTATATTAATTTTTTACGGGATTTATTTTTCCTTTTTATTATAATAGAAAACCTAAAAAATCCCGTAAAATTAAAAAAAAATGATAATTATTTTAGGTTTTTTTTTCAAATAAACTATTTAACCAATCTATATTATCTCGTAAATTTGTATATTTTCCCCATAATAAATAAGCAGAAAATACACTTGGTGATGGTTCTATATCACTTATTAATTGATTTTCTCTATCATTTGCTATATGGCGTAACCAATAATTCATCCGCTTTACTTTATTTTGTTCATCAATATATGTTTTTCCATCTTTTAAACCAAAATTATACTCATTACCATTATCTAATAATACTTTAAATCTTTTATCTTTTTTATTACTTTCTGTTATATGTATAATCTTCATTATATATATATTTTATATTTTTTTTTTATAATTTTCAAATTTTGATAATTCAAATAAATACATCTCACTTCTCCATCCATCACCACCTTTTACAGTTCTTTTAAATTCTTTATTACTAATTTTAGTTCTAATATCTTCAGTTGGTATAATATATAAATCATGTTCATCAGGATTTTTTATAATAAAATATGCGTAATAATCTGCTTTTGTTGATGTTATACCACTTTCTTTATTATTACATCTAAATTCTATTGCTAAATTACCTGTTTTTATACTTAATCTATCACATTTACATTCATATTTTACGTTATCATCACATATCATATCATAATCTTTAAATTTACCTTCTATTTTATTTATAGATGTATAAAAAGGTGTTAAATAGGATGCTAATAGATTTTCGTATTTCTTACCAAAAGATAAATCATTTAAAAATTTTGTCATATATAATATTACTATATATTTTTTTTCTTGTTAAAACTTAATAAGGAATATTAAGTTTTAAAATATTAAAGTGAATATGTCTAACCATTCTATATTATTCATTATATAAAAATTACGGGATTTATTTGTCTAAATTGTTATAATAGAAAACCAAAAAAATCCCGTAAAAAAAATTAAAAAATAATGATAATTTTAGGGTTTACCTAAATTTTTTACTAACTGTATTTCTTTTTCTGCTATCATTACCATCGGATAAGTTTTTAAAATTGTTATTGCTCGTCCTTCAACATTATCAATTGCTTCTATTTGCTTTTTATTTAATCCTAAATATTGATTAAGCAAGTAAGTTTTCGTCCTGCCTCCCAGCGTTTGATTAAAAAATGTTATTGAATGTGCTTCGTTTAATATTCCTTTAGTTTCAACACCATTACATGCTATATGACTTAAATAAATTAATGATGTGAATGTATGTCTTCCGGTATTTAAAATTTTTGTTAATAATTCTTTTAATTTTAATTTCATTTTTTTATCTGTTATACAATCCACATCATCCCAAATCGTAAGACTATTTTTTAAATCTTCACATTCTAAAGTTTCTTCTAAAAAATCATCATTTAATAATATTCTTTTTAATCCTTTAACTCTATCAATAGAACTATCATCACTTAAATAACTCAATAAATATATTTTATTTTTAGGATATAATAATCTGTATTCTTCAGCGAGATTAGATGCATAATAACTTTTACCGCTACCTGATGCACCTACAATATAAGAAATGAAACGATTTTGTTTTGTATTAGGTATATATTGAAATTCACCATTTTTTATTTTCAGTTCTTTATAATTAGTTGTTGATTCACTTTTTTCATCTAAATATACATATTTACATTTCTTTTTATCATCTTTAATCTTTGCTATTTTTATTCCATCCTGCTCATAGTTCAGTGACATATTTATCTATCTATATATATATATTATAAAAAAATTTACATTAGATATTTATTTTTAATATTCCTTTATTTTTTGTTTAATTTTTTTATCAAATTTTTTTATTGAACCACCTATACCAGTTTCTAAATGTTTTTTTTCTTCTCTTGCTATGAAATCTTTTTTAATAAAATTATTTTTTACAATTTGTTCTAATTTCTTAGCGTTATTTTGTAAATCATTATCATAATTAAAAGCATTCTTGAAAGATTTTTTGATTCTTGCCATTATATATATATATACAATATATATTTATTTTTCAATTTATAAATCTTTTTTTATTATCTTATAAAAGTAGAAATTCACTTGTGAAATTATCAGTTATAATTCCTATTTTACTAACTACAAAATCAACGGCATTTAATGCACTTGCACTATTTGTCCCAAATGCTATAAATAAAATTACATCGGTATCTTGATAATCTCCTTTAGGATTTGATACTGTAGATTGACTCATACTAATTTGATTTTGAACATTTACAGAATTAGGTATATAATCTAATGATTTAATATTCATAAACATTTGACATGATTGATTAGCAGGTGAATTTGAATTAGCGACATAAGTATTTGATGAGTGATACCAACTTCTATAATCATTTACACCAGTCGGACGTGTATATACCGTGAAAAACGGTAAATCACCAGTGCCTGAACAATTATTAAATATTTGATAATATAAACCTTTTAAAGTTGCTACAGTTCCATTTAAAACGGGACTAGGAAAATAATAATTTATTTTTGCATTACTTGATTGCGGTGATTTTTTTTGATATCCCCATCCATTATATCCGTATGTTGTTAAAAATTGAGAAGGTGAAGGAGGGATAGAACTATCAGCATAAATTGCAGGACTAGATAATGTAATTTGTGATACTATTTGTTGAGGTATTTTTTTATTTAAAGCATTAATAGATGCGGTATTAGTAGCGATATTTGTAGTATTATTTGATATATCAGTTGTATTTTGTGAAACTTTAGAAGGTAATGAAACACC